AGTGGACAACTCCCACGTATTCCTAAAGATCTGGTCAATCCTACTATTGTTGCAGGTATCAATGCTCTTGGTCGTGGTCAAGATCGTGAGTCTCTCACTTCCTTCATCATGACTATTGCTCAGACCCTTGGACCTGAAGCACTGATGCAATACATCAACGCTGATGAGGCTATCAAGCGTCTGGCTGCTGCACAAGGTATTGACGTTCTTAACCTTGTTAAGTCTATGGAGCAGATTCAACAAGAACAAGCTGATGCAGCACAACAACAAGAGGATATGATGATGGCTCAACAAGCTGGTCAACTCCTCAAGGCTCCACTGGCTGATCCATCCAAGAACCCTATGGCAGGTGAAACTGTTAATGCGGTGATGGGTGAGGAAGTCATCCCACCAATGCAATAACTATGGCAGAAATTCTATCCTACGATCCAGCCGGTGATCCCGAAATTGTCGGTGCCATTGAAGCCGACCAAGCTGAGTCTCTGGCTATTGGAGAAGAGATGATCAACCAAGCTAATGCTCGGTTGGCTGGAAAGTACAAAGATGCACAAGAGCTTGAAAAAGCTTACATCGAACTTGAAAAGAAACTTGGTTCACGTAATGAAGAAGAAACGCAAGAACCAGAAGCTGAAGATCAGCAAGAACCGACTGAGTATTCTACCCAAATCGAAGCCATTAGTCGGGCAGCCGAAGAGTTTGAGTCGAAAGGTGAATTGAGTGCTGAGACTCTTGCTGAGTTTGAGAAGATGTCTAGCAAGGAATTGATCCAAGCATACTTTGAGTATGAGAAAGGATTGCCCGCAGCTGACGCACCTCAAGCAGCTGAGTTGACTCAAGCTGACATTAACACTATTCAGAACTCTGTAGGCGGTGAGGCAGCCTACCAACAGCTTGTTGGTTGGGCAGCTCAAAACTTCACTGAAGCTGAGATTCAAGCCTTTGATAACGTTGTTGATTCTGGTAACATTGCTGCTATTAACTTGGCACTCGCCGGTCTTCAGGCACGTTACACTGATGCAAACGGTTATGAAGGTAAAATGATTCAAGGTAAAGCTACAACTCCTGCTGACACATTCAAGAGTCAAGCCGAAGTTGTACGGGCTATGTCCGATGCTAGGTACGATCGTGACCCTGCATACCGTGACGAAATCATGCAGAAGCTTGCCCGCTCTGATCTTAAATTCTAATGAACGACACTAACATCTGGGCTAAAGAGCCACCCCTTATTATGTCTGACCATCCTTACGGTGTCCCACACAACGAACGAGCTGAGCAGCTTAATGGTCGCCTCGCTATGCTTGGTGTCATGGCTGCTCTTGGCGCTTATGCGCTGACTGGACAAATCATTCCTGGTATCTGGTAATGCCTCTAAAGAAGGGTAAGTCTCAGAAGACAGTTTCATCTAACATTTCAAAACTGAAGATCGAAGGCTACCCTCAGAAGCAGGCAGTTGCTATTGCCCTGAGTAAAGCTGGTAAATCCCGCAAGAAAAAGTAATGGCTAAGCCTGGTCTCTATGCAAACATCCACGCCAAACGTCTTCGGATTAAACAAGGCAGTGGTGAAAAAATGAGAAAGCCTGGGTCTGCTGGCGCACCCACGGCTGCTAACTTTAAACGCGCCGCTAAAACTGCTAAAAAAAAGTAACTCACTAATCACATGAAAACTCTTGCTATCCTCCCCGCTGTCGCTCTGATGGCTGCACCTGCTTTCGCTGCTCCTTATGTTAACATTGAAGCGAACTCTGGGTTCACTGGTTCTGACTACACTGGCACCTCTACTGACTTCCACGTCGGTGTTGACGGTTCTGCCGGTCAAGCCTCTTGGTACATCCAAGGTGGTCCTTCCATCGTCACTCCTGACGGTGGTGAGTCTGAAACCAAAGTTACCGCTAAAGCTGGCGGTGGCGTCGGTGTGACCGAAGCTCTTTCCGTGTATGGTGAGATCTCGGCTGCGTTTGACGACGTGAACAGCTACGGCACTAAAGCCGGTCTGAAATATCGCTTCTGATTATTATGATTGAATGTCCCCAATGCACTCCGGCGCAACAGTACGTCCTAGAACAACTGCAAGTTAAAGCGGATATCACAGACCCTGTTGCCCTGGCGGTGATCCTGGGTAACATTCAACAGGAAAGTAATTTCCGTCCTAATATCTGCGAGGGTGGCACTGTCGTTCCTTACGATCGCTGCCTTCGTGGAGGTTATGGTCTTATCCAATGGACTACGCCGCGTCGTTATCATGGGCTCGGCAGATTCTGTAAAAGATACGGGTGCGATCCAAGTAGTTTGAAAGGTCAAACCCGTTACATGATTAACGAGTTACGCTTCCGTGCTGAACTCGCTGAATTTCAAACACCTTACCAACAACTCCCCTATTACATGAACTCAGCTTACTACTGGCTGGGCTGGGGTATTAAAGGTAATAGGGAGAGTTATGCTTACTCTTTCCTAGACAAACTTAAATGACTGCTTCAATTGCTATTCAGCAGAAGAATGCCTGGGACCAGTTTTGTGACTGGGTAACTTCTACTAACAACCGTCTTTATGTTGGTTGGTTCGGCGTGCTCATGATTCCATGTCTGCTCGCTGCTACCACCTGTTTTATCTTGGCGTTCATCGCCGCTCCACCTGTTGACATTGATGGAATCCGCGAACCTGTCGCAGGCTCCCTGTTGTATGGAAACAACATCATATCGGGAGCCGTCGTTCCGAGCAGCAATGCCATCGGACTACACTTCTACCCAATTTGGGAAGCTAATTCACTTGATGAATGGCTGTACAACGGCGGTCCATTCCAACTCACCGTATTCCACTTCCTCATTGGCATCTATGCTTACATGGGACGAGAGTGGGAACTTAGCTATCGACTAGGGATGCGTCCCTGGATCTTTGTAGCTTACTCTGCTCCAGTTGCTGCAGCTACTGCAGTCTTCCTCATCTACCCCTTCGGACAAGGTTCTTTCAGTGATGCAATGCCTCTCGGAATTTCGGGAACGTTCAATTACATGCTCGTCTTCCAAGCGGAGCACAACATTCT